ATGTTCCACAGTTGTTGGAGGCTCATGTTGATGAGTTGGGTGGAGTAGCCAATAGAGTTGTTTGCTGCTTGCAAAGACTTCTGGCTCATCTGAATTTGTTGTTGCTGTGGTGCTTGGTCTGTCATGATATATCCTCAATTCTTAAAACATATTTGTTGGTCTTTGCTGACTTGCGCCAGCCATGAACTTCAATCCTGATTCCCGCATCTCGCACAAGTGCCAGAGTGTCGGAGGCCATAATCTTTTTGATGCGGTCACTGACAGCAGAGGCGGTCACCTGCACTGCCAGAACCTCACCCTTGCGTATCGCAAGAAGGTCAGCCCACCCCCACAAGTCTTTTCGTTGTTTTGTGAAACTGTTCCACTTCTCAACGATTTCAACGTGGTAGCCAAGCTCACGTAGGTGAGCCAGACTACGCTGTGTGGGTGAGACTTTTGTTGCCATCAGAACGGGATTTCAGAATCATCATCTTTGCGTGATGGTCTGGGTGTATACCTTGACGGCACTTCCTTGTCCTTCATCTCTTCTTCCCGCTTCTTCTTGCTCCAGTTGTCTTCCTTCAAAGCAAGCAAGCTGTTACCTCTGCTGGTAGGCTTTTGCCATGCAGCAATCTTGAGCTTCTCACCTGCTTTGTAGTCGCATTCCAGAACCAGAAAACCTTTGAAGTCAGGGCCTTTGGGAGACTTACGCATCTCCTCGTCCTCCCAATACATGACACCAGAGCCAGGCATTTCTTTGTGTGGGTTGTTTGTCGCCATATAAATCCTTTCAGTTGAGTGTGTACTTGGCGTACTTCTTGCCGTTTTCATTAACCATGTGCGTAAAGATTCTGTGTCCGTCTTTACGAAGACTTTCGATATGTGCTGCAAGCCTGAAACAACCGAATTCATTTAATGCCTCCAGTGGTGTCAGGCTTCTCCCTTCTTGTAGGTGGGTCAAAATATTGGCTCGCTGAGTCCCGAATCGGGAGGTTGTTGGGACTTGTCTGGCTTTGGGGAGACTGTTCCTCCTGCTTGGACAATTGCTCCTTTGAGCTTGACTTTGTCCATAGTGCTGAAGTTCTCTGTAACAACCTTGTTGCACTCGGCAAGTGCGGAGAGTTTGTTTGCCTTTTCCTCCACAGAGAGTTTTTGAGAGTTCTGAATACGAGCAACCATTTCTCCATAACCGTTTATCCAATCCTCGGTTGAAGCGTACCTTGAGTAGGGCTGGTCAGAAGACGGTACATGTAGCGGGAACGCTCCGTCCTCAACCAGTTCAACTGTCTCAACCGATGGTAATTCCTCCACCCGCTCCACATTGCCCATGAATTTCTCCTTGGGTGGTTCAAAATCTTGAACCTCTTCAGGCGTGTATACCCCGACAACGCACCCAGGGAAGACGGAACGAATGCCTTCAGAGATAACTCTCGCACGTAGCATCGCTCTTGGGTAGTTCTTCCAATTATCCTTGTTGGCGATACCAATGGCTTTTGCTTGAGCAAGTGTCCAACTGAGTTCAAGTGTTCCGCCTTGCGGGTGGCTAAACGTACCTGTGACTTTCTCATCTGTGTATTCCTTCCACTGAACTGTTCCACCAGCTTGCTGAAATCTGGCAAGCATTGCATCTGCTTTGAGAGCAGGACGGCCTTGGATGACATGGTAGTCACGCATAGCTACTGCGGGGTGCATGTTCTCCCCTTGGCAAAGAAGCATGATGGCTAACGCTTCTTGTGGGTTTTTGAACCCAAACATCTTGCTGCCAGCAGCGACTTCTGCCATCGCTTGCATGTCATTGAACGGAACAATATTACTCATGGGAAACTTCCTTTCTTTGTTTAATCATTGCGTCTGCCATCTTGTAGGCAACTTCAGCATCATTTTCAAGAGTGCTTTCTTCATACCCAAGAAGAGCTTGCATTGCAAGGCCAGCAAACCAGTCACGTAAATCCATCCCATCTGACATGGTGGTGTTGCCAGTGGTAGGGTGTTTGTGTAGGAAAGGATAGGCTTTCATGCTTCCTCCACATCAACAATATTGTGTCGTCTACAAAAAGCATTGTTATGAATTCCGCAAAACCATAAGTGTTTTTCCTGACCATCTTCTACCGAAATATAATGATGATTGGCAATGGTTGTACATCTGTATTCATCCCTGTACAGCACCTTAATAAAGGCATGACACCTTTTTTGTGAAGACATTCCGCTACCCTTACATGTAGGACATTGGGCTGTTTCTGTTTCATATGTAAATTTCATATTTCCACCTTTGCCTTTCTGCCTGGCTTTTGGCGTGGCTGACCTGTTCGGGTAGTGCCATGCGGGTAGGCTTTCATAAGACCATTAAGGCGGATTTCGCAAGTGTCTAAATCCATCTTCATTCTGAAAAGATTTGCTTCTAAGTCAGCAACTCTTCTTTCTAAGTTTTTGTTTCTAAAGAACATTGTGAACCTCACTTCAATAAAAATCTACGAGAACCAGGCATCTCACGCATGAACTGCTTGTATATGTCTGGCATGGCACTTTCAAACAGCTTGGCATCGAACTTGACGCTAGGCTTAGCTGACTTCCAAGTGGCTAGGACTTTGCCGTCTATGGTGGTCAGTGTGTCCTTGTCTGCCATGTAACCCCTGACAAGGGTGTCGTAAGCCTCTTCCTGTGCCTCTAAAGCCTTGATGTTGGCCTTGATTTGAGCCAAGGCTAAACAGGCTTGCTCCACAGATGCTGAAGCTGTCTTGACCGACTCTGTTGAAACAGGATAGAGAAGTTTGACTTGCTCCAAGTCTTCGGGTGGTAGTGTTGTCTGTGCTTGCACATGTCCCCAGATGACTGCCATTTGCTTGATAAGGTCTTCCTTCTGGTCATCCGTGATGGTGAACGGGATAAGAACGAATTCCTGACCACCGAAAAGTACTGCGAGATAAACCATATCGACACCGAATACAGCAGCTTCGTGGACAAGTTGAGCCATGTCTGCTGGTGGGCATATACCCGCAACATCGAACTTAGAACGGGTGGCAGCGTTGTAGTTCTTGCATTCAACCAGAATTGTTTTCCCATTCTGTTTGCCAGCAAAGTCAAAGTGAGACTTAAACCAAGAGTGTTTGGCATGTGTGAGACTGTCCTCAATCTTCATTAACTCTACGCCTAACTTTTCCTGTGCGAGTCTGCCAATGACAGGTTCAAGCACATGACCCATCTGGACAGCTTCAATGTCAGACAGGTCGGGTATAGGCATCTTGCCCTGCTTGGTGAGGATAACTTCGTTAGCTTTGCCTTGGGCTACCTTTCTGCTGTCACCAGACCAGATTGCGGAGTTGCGGGTAGATGGGCTGAAGTCACTCATGTGGCATCCCCTGCATGAGTTCTTCTTCCTCTTCTGGGGTCATCACATGCTCGTCAGCTTCAAAGTTGGAAGCATCAAGGCCACAGCGTCCACTACGGGTTCTATCGCTTGAGCAGTAGGGTAGTTCGGGGATAGAGCGTAAAAGCCCTGTAACGAGGCTTATAGGGCGTTCAAAGCCACATCTGGAATACTCTTGGTCTTTGGGTAATACCTCTGAGTCGAGGCGGTGTTTACAGTTGATACACAGTTTCATGGTCACGAACCTTTCAGTTAAATGTTGAGGATTAGATTATAAGCACAGTTGGTTAGATGATGTCAACAGATATTTATGCTCTCCTTTCTCGGTATAAAAACAACAAGTTGTGTCTGCGTCTGAGCTGTCTGACAGTCATGCTTCACCTCTGGCTCTGATGGCATTGGCAATTCCAACTGCCGTTCCATTCTGTGCAGGATGAGAAGTCAAACTAATGAACATTGCATAGCGTTGCTTTTCAGCAATTTCTGCACAGGCTTCACGCTCTTTGGCGGCTACCAGTTTGGCAAAGTGTTTAATCACCTCAATGTATTGCTTCTCAGTCAAGTCATGGACATACAGATTAAGTTCTGCTTGTATAGCCATCTCAATGATTTCATCTTGTGTCATTGGGGTTCTCCTTCCAGGCTTTGTAGACAAGCATGATAAGTAGTGGGGCTATCACTACTACTGCACCCGCTGTCAGCAGTGCTATCCAGGTTAGGGCATTTAGCATAGATGTCTCCTGTGATGGTTAGGGCTTTGATGATGATAGATTCGGGGTGTAGCACTCCCTCTCTGACTTGGTTTAAGAGTTGATTTGCTTCTTGTTTGTTCACTGGTTACTTTCCTTTAGACAATACAAGGGCTACGGTAGTCAGTTGGGGGCTTGTTTCCCTTCTTCTTGTTGCATGGGGGACATAGGGGCTGTAAGTTGTTTATGTCCAGAGCCAACTCAGGGTAGTACCTGCGGGGCTTTATATGGTCTATGTTCACTGGGTATCTCCTACTAGGTTTTCTTCCACATTTACAGCAAACGCTGCCGTACTTCTTGATTGCTTCAAGCCTTAATGCTTTCCATTCGGGGCTTTGAATAAACTTCCTGCTGACTACATACACGTTGTTGACAATTTCTTCGGGGCTTAACTGGTCAGCCTTGTCTTGCCAAGCTCTGACCATTGCTCTTTTTCTAATCTTCAGGGCTAACCTTGTATTCTTTTTATTCATTCTTAACCTTTCATTCGTGCATAGAAAGGCCACCCGAAGCCTTGCCTGTGGGTAAGTTATCCAGTGTGTTATCCACAATGGATAGATGCTCTCGTTTATCTAGACTATTCAACAAAGGGGCTACAAGCCACTTGTCGAACCCAAGTTTTCTCTGCCCCGAAGGATGCTCACCTAGGAGACACAAGCCCAGTTCGTCACGCTTATCTGTATCTGTCGCATCAACATTTACAAGGGGTGGGTGATGCCCCCGACCGCTTGATGACAATAAAAAAGCCCCTAAACGTCTGCACTGGGTGATGCGGAATCCGTGGTGGACTCCCCAATACAGACACTTAGGGGCTTGCTTATCGTGCATCACTACGATGGGGCGAATCATAACATCAAATCCTAAAGGCTTGTCAAGAGTCGCCAAGCACTTGCGGCACAGAGGGGGACTTGACCGTTCCCAATGGCTTTAAGTCTGTCCACCCTATGGGCCACCCCATGAGCCACTCTACCCACGGAGGGTTCAGTTGCCCACCATTCCCCGCCCCCATGAGTCGGGCTTCCTCCACCGTGGTGTTCTTGTTCAGTAAATCCCAACTCCCACTCCCGCCACACATTCCCGCTGTGCGTGGGGTTGGCCAGGTCATCACCGCTGTAGTCAGGCTTGTCTGTGTCCCTTTCTTGCCCTCTCTGCGTATCTGCAAGCCCTGTCTGGCTTCCGAATGCACAGGGGTTGGCCATAAGTCCATCCTCTTTTTTAGGGCTTTCCTGCTGTTGCTCCCGCCATCCAATCCTGTCGTGTTGGGGGTATGAAAGAACGTCTCTCCGTTTGGAGACAATCCACATTCTGTCCCGCTGATGCGGTGCGCCAATGTCGGCAGCTCCCATAACAGTCCATGTCGTGTCATACCCCATTTGGGTAAGGTCAGCAATAACTCTTGTTCCTCCCCTAGTAGTGAGCATTGGGCTGTTTTCAACGAACACGAAAGGGGGTCGAACCTCGCTAACCACCCTCGCCATTTGTGTCCAGAGTCCTGACCGCTCACCATCAAGTCCATCCCCTTTTCCTGCAGCAGAGATGTCTTGACAGGGAAAACCCCCGCTGATGACATCGACTTTTCCTCGCCAGGGCTTTCCATCAAAGGTGCAAATGTCATCCCAGATAGGGAATCTAGGTAAGAGTCCATCAGCTTGCCTTTGCAGTAGAACTCTGCGTGGGTAGTCTTCGATTTCAACGGCGGCAACGGTTCGCCACCCGAGCAGATGTCCTCCAAGGATTCCCCCGCCACTTCCCGCAAATAGTGCCAACTCATTCACGAAAACACCACAAGGGCAAACAGGAAGCCTGTTGCAAAGGCGCAGGTATACATAAGCACCCTGTCCGACAATGGGGCTTCATACTGCCATTCTGGGGCGTGTGGGAATGCTTGCTGCAAGGTACGGGGAAACCTACGGGGCGTGTCGTTAAGGTTTTCGGGCTTAAATTTAATCATGGGGCTACCTCTTCAATTGTCAAAATGTCAATCCATTGCAGTGTGTCACCGCACCAAATAACAGGGGGCAGAGTTATGCGGTAATGGGCTACCACCTGCATAACTTCCTGATAAGTGGCTTTGTAGTCACAAAGGGGCGAACCCTGATATATGAGAATCCATCCTCTTTCACTGAATGATAGATGGGCTTTGTGGTTTTGGTTTTGGTCAATCATGGGGCTATATCCTTAAACAGTACAGCAGCCACAGCATGGGGCATCTTCGCAGCGGCCTTGTTTATTTTGATAATATTCTTTGCCGCTGAAATTAAATACATGCGAGCGATACCCTTTAGGGGTACGTGTACGGGCTGCCAGATAATCGGTGTCTACAGCACAATCCCCAGGCTCACTAAAAAATGCACGTTTAGCGACTGTGTCATAAGTAATTGAATCCCCAGGCCGTATAGGTGCACCTGTTAAAGCGCAGCGACCAGGGTATCTAGCTATCATTGATTTTTGCATGGTAGGAACATCCTTAAATTGATTGATTGAAAATCCTGTGAAACACAGGCCATAAACCCCTATTTTTAAGGGTTTACAGTCTATGCTCAGTAGTGAACACCTTTAATCTGCACGAAACCGGTTGTATCGTGTTTAGCCTTACCTTTAGCATATAAGGCCACTACAACCCGTTCAGGCTCGATAAAACGCACGTCAGTGTCATCTCCATCGACAACCGGCCAGCCCCTAAAAGTATCAGGTATTTCGGATTGTTTCTGAAACACTACGGCCGTACGTGCATTGTGTCGATTAGTCAATCCTTTAATGCTGATAGGTTTAGGTGTCATCGCACTAAAAGAATACGTCAGGTCATAATTACCGGCCGTCTTATTCTCTAAGTTACGGCCAGGGTGTTTAGTGTAGTCATAGAATTGAACATCAGGGAATAACTGAAATATGTTTTTTCCGTCATGCACAATCAGATTCTCGTAAGGTATATCTGACGTGCCATTAGGTCTTACAACCGGCTTTAATCCTAGTTTGCTGGCCTTACGTACCAGCGACCAGGTATCGGCTGCCAGTGACAATAAGAATGCTTCTTGATTGTTGTAAAAATAATCAGTCTTAGATTGTCTGGCCAGCTGTACAGAATCGAATGCACCCCTACCGGCTGATTTAAGACAACCGGCCATGCAACCGGCTTTTTTAGCTAAAGGACACAGGTTGTCATCAGGGACCAGGTAAACAATACCGGTAAGAAAACCTAATTTTTCACCTTTGATTGTCTTAGTACTTGATTCACCTAGAATTGTCTTATATGACAATCCCTTGTTTTTTAGAATAACCTTGTATGGATTCTGCATGGATACTATCCCCTGTGTGTGTTGATTGATTGATATGCAAAGCATATCGCATAGCCTAGACTAGCTAGGCTATACGCTAGGCTTTAGACTTTGCTAACGTGCTCTAACCCGTAAAAATGCTCATGGTTAGCTAAATAACCGATAAACAACATAATATCCTGTTGTTTTCCTACTATCTCGCTAGACTCTTTACAGATACCCGCTGCAGTTAAGAATCTAGACTCTAACCCGCATTCTTTAACCAGTGTGTTTAGGTTATCTACTGTAGTGCTTACACGTGCTTTATATATCATGGTAACTTACCTCATTTTTGCCTGTTGATAACTCTACTTTGCGACATGCTAGTAAATATCAACACAATAATACATGCACGTTCTATGCCAATATATAAACCCCTTATTTTGCTGCATTCTTAAAAATAGCAGTGCACCACAATAGCACAATGTTGCACTGCACAACACTATAACAGTGCACATAATCACCTAATCAGTGCATGCTGTGGATACTGTGCATAACCCCGACTTATGCACAAGTCTGTTAATAACTTAGTTAAGACACCAGTAATAGTCTACAGGTATATAATCTAGAATATAAATTCTATCTAATAGTGTGTTTATCTAATAGTATATATAGCCCGTAGCCTGGCTGCAGCTAGGGGACACAATGGGGTTTTCACTTTTCTCTCACAGCAGAAAAGCAGTAGCCTAGCCTGTTACCCGCTGCTACTGGTCGGGGTCGGGTCGGCTGCACGTCACGTCACGCTAGCCGCTAGCCAGTGGCGCAGGAGATGGGTCGGAGGGTCTGGAATGGTGTGCCCCCCACCTTCCGCCCCCCATAAAAATTTTCATGTTTTCTGATAAAGTGAAATTGCTGTTGGTTTTCAGATGCTCCAGCAGTTGCCTTGTGGGTTAGTCAGGAGTTACTTCTTGACTAACCCTTTTTTTATCTGTAGTATGTGGTTATCTGTAGAGGGGTAGATAGGATGATTACTGAGATTGGTATTGAAGTAGGTGTACCTGCACCCAAGATGAGGGTGGTGTATGCCTACCCGTATGAGGACATGGATGTGGGGGATAGCTTCTGCGTTCCGCTAGAAGCCAGGGCTAAGGTGCTGAATGCCAATTACAGGGCTGGTAAGCGGTTGGGAAGGGTATTTACTGCCAAGACAGAGAAAGATGTTGTCAGGGTTTGGAGAACAGCATGAGACATCTTTGTCAGTGTGTGGGGATACTGGGTGACACTGTGAGAGTCTGGAGGACTGCGTGAGCAAGCGTTACTGGCTCTGGCAAGCAGAGCGTTGTTTTGAGTGGTCTCAATATAAACCTCTGATGCGATGGGAAAAGCACATGTACTTCTACTTGTTTAGATGGGCTGGATACAACGAACATGAGTGAACTGTTATGGTTGAATGAGGATGAGTTGCGGGATGTGTGTCGCATCTTGGCTTCTCGCCTCTGCCAAACAGAGAGTCGGATGGTCATGATGGCGATAGAGATGGAGAAGGCGGTTGCGTATGGCTACAGAGTTGGCTACGAGGATGGCGTTACTGGAGAGTCGTATTCGTTTTCGCAAGGAGATTTGGAAAGCCTTGTCTTGCACTAGCAAGAAGCAGAAGTTGAAGTTGGTAGAAGAGTGGAGAGCCAAGTATGACGAACACCATGTCAAGACGTTGCTCAACTGTGTAAGAAACAAGAAGGCTGCTGGTGTCATCCTTGAATGGAAAATAGAGGAGATGAAATGAAAGAACTGGATAAGAAGGTACTGGACTTGATGGAGCAGCAAAGGTATCAACAGTACAGAGAAAACTTACTTAAACGCAATCTGGCTTATGCCAAACCTGATTGGCAAAAACAACTGACTCAGCTTCCTGCTGACAAAGAGAAGGCATTCTTGGATTGGGTCAAGGCCAACAAAGTCCCATTCAATCCTGTTGACAAGTATCCTGACTACGACATGCGTGGGTACTATCTGTCCACACTGACAAACCCTCAAGCTGCCAAGGCTGGTATCAATCCAGCTACACAGAGCTTGCACTACCCAGATACCTACAAGACTCCGTACCATGAGTCTTTTTCTTCTGAATCAAGATGGGCTACCAAGGGTGCGCCTACTTGGAAAGACAACAAGCTGGTAGCTCCCAGTGGCGAAGTAGTGTTTGAAGACAAGCCTGAAAAATGAACTTTGACCTGAAGAAGTTTTACAAGTTTTGTTCTGAACTCAAGATTGAGACAAAAGAAGAAGGCTTGAAAAAGATGGGTACGCTACTCGGTACTCAAACCTACGTGATGGATGAAATCCAGAAAGGTCTAGATGAAGACGTTCACTTCTTTGTCATCCTCAAGGGAAGACAACTGGGTATCACAACTATTTCCCTCGCTCTCGACCTCTACTGGCAGTTCACGCATCCAGGGTGGCAAGGCACGTTGGTTGCGGATACAGAAGAGAACAGAGACATGTTCCGCTCTACTCTCGCTATGTATATTGAAGGGTTACCAAAGGAATACAAGATACCCTTGGTTGCCCACAATAGAAACCAGATGGTACTCAAGAACAGGTCGAGGCTTTTCTACCAGATTGCGGGAAATAAGTCTCGTCTGGGTCAAGGTAAAGCTATCACTTACTTGCACGGTACAGAAACGGCTTCATGGGGTAACGAAGAAGGCTTGGCCTCACTGATAGCTTCTTTGGCTGAGAAAAACCCTGAACGCTTGTACATGTTTGAGAGTACAGCACAGGGCTTCAACATGTTCCACGACATGTATAAGACTGCCAAGAAAGCAAAGACACAGAGAGCCATCTTCTGCGGCTGGTGGAGGAATGAATACTACTCAGTCCCTGCCGACTCCAACATCTACAAGGTGTACTGGGATGGCAAGTTGACAGGCGAAGAGAAAGAATGGCACAAAGATATTAAGAAACTCTACGGCTTTGAAATCAACTCTCGTCAGATGGCGTGGTGGCGGTGGAAGATGTTTGAGGGTATCAAGGACGATGCCTTGATGTATCAAGAGTTTCCACCCACTGAAGACTATGCCTTTGTGATGACAGGCACTTCCTTCTTCTCACACACCAGATGCACAGAAGCTGCCAAGACGAGTAAGAAGACAGAGTGTGACCACTACAGGTATGCGTTTGGTCAACTCTTCCAAGACACAGAGGTGTTGCGCTCAACTGAGCGTCTGGGAACTCTGAAGGTATGGGAAGAGCCTGTGGACACTGCCTACTACGTTATCGGTGCTGACCCTGCCTACGGCAGCTCTGATTG